ACCAGCCAAGACAGCGTCAGCGATATGGCAAATAATATCATGAGCCTCAAGAGTTGTTAAATGTGTACCATTCTCTTTTTCACGTAACATTCCTTCAATTTTAACTAAACATTCTTTTAAAGGTTGAGGTCCTGGAGCTTTACCACCAGATGTTACAAGCATTGCACCTTTAGGTCTAATATCAGAATAATCAAATATAACTCTACTACCTCCACCGTTCATATATGATTTCATAAGAACCTTTACTGCATCTGCCCAACCTTCAATAGAATCTCCAATTAAGAATCTTCGTGATCTTTTTGGATATGGTTGTGATATAGTAGGTAGTTTAGCTACATGATGTTTCTGTACTGAAAAGCCTACTCCTGTTCCACCTAATAATAAAAACATACATTCAGCAAAAGAGTCGATATGATCAACAGGCATAAATGCACAGTTATATATTCTATTTGGTGCAACCTCAATAGGTTTACCACCAAACTGCATTGATCTCATTGAAGGTAATACTTTTTTATCATATACAAATTTATAAGCATTATTAATTTGTTCCTCTAGTTCGGGATATGATTTTATATGCATTGCTTTATTTCTAGTAACTAATTCTTGCCATGTCTCCCGTCTGTTTTCATTCTGTGAGTATTTAGCATACTTCATATAAACAGTTATATCTGATAAAATTTTAGATGATAATTCCATTGTATTCCCTTTATTGTTATATTATATGTGAGATAAAAAAGACGAACCGTTGGGGTTCATCTTTAATGTAGTAATAATTAGGCTACTATCTAGAGCCCTCACTTAACTCCTTAAATTTATTTTGTAAATATTTTCTTTTTGACTCCTCACCATTATCCATTTGCTTTTGAGCATCTTTACCTTGTATAGAATCACCTTCAAATATATGAATCTGACCATTAGATGTGTTCATCTTACTTGGAAAAGTAATTCCATCAGGACCAAATCTATTTTTTATAACATGCCATCTACCTGTACCTGCCACCTTATCCTCGATCTTTCTTGATAAAGATAATACAAAATCTGCGGTCATTATTTTACTATATGATTCAGCAATTTTCTCTGCTCCAATAACATCATCTTCTAATGCTGATCTGTTTGCTTGTGATGCTGTCCAAACTGGTATCTCGTACTCTCCTGCTAAACCTCTTAAATCTTCATATATATTACCTAACTCGTGACGTATTTCTTTACCTGTACCTCTTAATAAGTCAGCATAATCAACTACGATAACATCTGGTTTATAACCTTGCATTTGACATCTATCAAGATGAGCCTTTATTGTATTAACTGTAGCTGATTTAGTTGGGTAATACTTTACTACAAGATTACCTTCAAGTTTATCTACACACTCTTTAACTTCATCAATATGATATTTAAGATTTTGAGCTGCTATACCTGTAAATACAGAATCGAATCTTAAACCTACATATGGTGCACTTAATTCTAAAGTGTATAAGCAAACATTTAAACCTTTTTTAACTGCATTAGCAGCAACATTAACTAATCCCCATGATTTACCAATACCGGCTGGAGCTACAAATACACCTAATTCACCTGGTCCTAAACCACCATCCATTAGATCATCAATTACATTCCAACCTGTATGTACTGTCTTTCTCGTGCTTTCAGCAAACCTATCGTCTATATCTATATTATATTGATGACCAATATCTCGTTCAGATCCAGCCTTCATTGCAGTATCTATTTTTTCTTTTATAGAATCGTATTCACCTAACTGAAGTAAGTTTACTGAATCCATGATTGCAGCTTTAAGTGTTTGGTTTTTACAGAAATCTAACGCTTCTTGCTCAATAAATTTTATATCTTCAGCTTCAAACTGTTTAGTTACCTGCTTTAGAGTATCTACTATAGTTGTCTTTAATACATCATTATCAACATCATCTAATCTAACTTTCATAACCTCTAAAGTAGGTAATGAGCTATACTCAGTAAAGTAATCAATAATTTTTTCAATTATCCATTGATTAGATTCAGACTCCATAAACTCAGGTCGCAGTATATCACAAATCTGTTGTAAGAATAACCTATCCTTAAAAAGAGCTGCTATCAGTTTTATCTGAAATGAATACCCGTATTTGCTAAATGTATCTGTCATATAGTTAATATAATAAAATTATTTGAGAACTCCAACTTATTTAGTAGATGATAGTGCATCTAAAGTTGTAAAAACTTCTCGTATCCAAAAATCTAGATTCTTAATACCGTTAGTCATTCGGTCTTCCATAAGTAAAAGCTTAAAATTAGTTTTGTTTAACCGAGTAAGCTCACCGGTGATAACATTACGTATAATCTCTTTTGACTTACCTGATATATCAACATCATGTAATTGCATTAGCTTATAATTTAATTCTAATTGACTAGTAGAATCAGTTATCTGTTGTAACATTTTTATAGATGAGTCAGCACTCATTTCAACTAGGTCATCTAATGTTAATTTATCGTCACCAAATAGTGCTGGTAGACGTTTTTGTAGAGTTTTAAGTCCCGTGCCTTTTATACCTGGAATACAATCTGATTTATCACCAGTTAGTACTCTATATAACAAAAAGTTGTGTGCTGGTACACCATAATCTACCTCGACATCGTTTTTAAAATATAATTTCTTTTTAGTAGGACTCCAAACTGAGATTCTGTCGTCTACTAACTGAATAAAATCCTTATCTGATGACATAATAAAGCATTGTGAATCTGTCAATACCTGTTTACAAGCATATGCTATAGAATCATCTGCTTCAATATTTTCTAATGCTAGAGTAGATACCGGTAAGTTGTCTAAATATTGAACTAATCGACCGAGCTGCATTTTCATATTTTGGTTATCAGCTTCTTTATCTATGTTACCTTGAAATGAACGATTGAGATTCACTTTATTACGTCTACTAGCTTTATATTCTGGAAAAAGCTTTCTACGTCTCTGACTACCTCCTCTACCATCCCAACAAATTATTACCCTTGTTGGTTTTATATTTTTAATTGCATAACCTAAAGATAAAAGTGAGCCAGTAATACCACCAACATGTACACCATCATCATTTGTTACTGGAGATGTAGTCCATGCTCGTATAAATGTATTTAACCCATCTACCAGCAGAACTCTATCATTGAGCTCTGCTGGTTTTGAGTTAGTTTCAGTTAATGAATCAAGTATTGAAAAATATTTGTTTTTACTCATACTATTCTGGAATTGCTTCAGTTGATAGCTCAATATCATCGATCCCGAGATTATCAGTCTTATATTCCATTATAGCAGCATCACAAATCTTATTATACACCTCATCACGTAACTCATCATTACCTTCAAGTAACCCATTCCAATCTTTAGATAAGAATTTATGAGCTTTACCGGTATCATCAGTATATGTATACCATGACCCACCTTGACTGATAAGTTTATGATTTTTAAGAGCTGTTAACCATCCACCAAAATTATCTACACCACTATCAAAAAAGATATCGAATTCAGCTGTTCTTAACGGTGGACCCATTCTGTTCTTAATAATTTTAGCTTTAGTTTTAATACCAATTACTTGATCTTTACCATCAACTTTTGCTTTAATTTGACCTGCAGCTTGTAAACGTAGCCTACATGAAGCATGAAATCCTAAAGCTTTACCACCTGAGGTAGTGTAAGGGTCACCAAACATTGCTCCGAGCTTCACTCTTAACTGATTTGTAAACACAAGGGTTACCTTCTGTCTACCCATAAGTTGAGTAATTTTTCTCATTGCTTTTGATAACACGATTGCTTTACTTGTAGCCCAACCATCTTTAGAATAATCTGCTTCTTGCTCAACTCGTGTAGTTGCAGCTGCAACTGAGTCAACAACGATTGTGACCATTCTATCTTTATTAGACTCTCTAACCTTAGAAGTAATATTCTCAATAACTTCAAAAATATCTTCTACTGTATCAAGTTGAATATATAACATATCTTTAACATTAACACCGATAGCTCTAAGGAAATCTTCATTACAAGCATTTTCAGTATCGATAAATACTGCTAATCCACCTTTCTTTTGAGTATCTGCAAGTAGGTGACCTGCTAGTAAAGATTTACCTGAAGCTTCTAGACCAGTTAATTCGCATATTCTGCCAACTGGTATTCCTCCGTATTTTCTGTTAGATATTGCTAAATCAAGCATAGCCGAGCCAGTAGAGATCCATTCTGTTAAATCAGTAGGAGTCTCTTCTGAACCGTCTAGGAAGTAAGCAACTTTGTAACCTTTAAATTGTTTATTTAGACTAGTAGCTAGAACATCAGCTAGGTCGTCTCTCGTAGTCTTTTTAGACATATATAACCCTCTTTTTAGTTATTGAATAATTCATCAAAAGCAGAGTTTACATCATCTACTTTTTTAGTATTTGTTGATGTCGGTTGAGCGGTAGCTGCTGGTGTTGCTGAACCTGTAGAAGTTTCAGATTCTGATTCTCCTTGTTCTGGATCTAACCATATTGCTAATTGCTCTTTCAATTCATCGTATGAAACTTTCTTAAAGATATCGTTTGCATCTTTTTGACCGTTCATAATTTTTTCAGCTACCTCTTTATTTTCAGTAGCAGGAGTTTGATTAGGTTTAATTCTAATCGTAGTTTGTGGGTATTGTTTACCAAGTTCAGCTGCAGTCATAAATTCTACTGTAACATCTCTTCCAGCATTTAAGTCAGTAATATCACCATAATCTGGATCAGCTATAAAGCTTAATAATTCTTGATAAACAGTTTTACCAAAGCCCCATAGTTTAACACCTTCTGATTCTTGACCTCTCACGATAACAGGAACGTATGTTCTCATTTTCGGCTCAAGCTTTCTTGACATTTGCCAGTCATCTCTGTTACCTGTAGCTTTAAGTTTTTCTGCAAACTCTACTACTGGATCTGCTTCACCATGTGTTACTGGAGACATAAAAGTCTTACCATTCAATCCATAATGAAAGAATAGCTCAATAAATGGGTTATCTTTGTTGAATTGATAAGGTACGATTCTGATTGTTTGTTTACCTGGTTCTGGTTTCCAAAGGTTGTTTTGTTTACCTGTTTGGTTTTGTAGGCCGGATAGCCTTTTTCGGATTGCATCTAAGTCTAATGCCATAATTTTTCCTCTTTAGTTATTAATTGTTATTGATTAAGTTAGTTGTTAATTATTAATTGTTACTATAATAAGTAGCTACTAACAGCTTATTTATACTAAATATACGAACTATTTAACGTTTTTGCAACTGTTTATCTAAAAACTTTACAGTGTCAGCGTTCATATTTTTATGTTTTGCGCAATGTTCATATAATTGTTCAGTTGTACCATCAAAAGTTTCCATCCACTCGATAATTGTATCCTTATGTATAGAAAACTTTTTTGCAAGAGCTTCAGTAAGCCTTGTTAGTCTATCTCGCTCTACTTTATCACCATCTTCACGTAATAAATTATACCTCTTTCTATACCTTTTTTCTATATCATGATACAATCTATCTGATTTAGGATCATAACCTTTATATTCTTTTAAGAATTTTTTTTGATCTTGTTCCATCCATTGCAGTTCCCATTCAGCTTGCTCAAATAATACAGGATATTCAAAATCTCCATTACGAATTTTATCTATTAACCCTCTACTATAAGGTAATGATTTATGTGAACGAAATCTTCTCCACCAGTAAAATGGTGAACGTTTACCGCCTTTTGGTCTTACAGGTGCTTTACTCATTATTTCCAAAGTATTTGAATAGCAACTAAAGTTGTTGCTAAAATTAACGATATTAATGTCTTTACAGTTATACCTTCACCCATTACTAAATACGTTAATATACTAAAAACAATCATACCAGTACCAAATCCTATAAACCTACCTGGCCATAACGAGCCATTAAAATACTCAACTACAAAAGTGGTTGCATATATAAACATGTAAGATATTGGCATGCTAAATATTGCTGCCATCCAAAACGGATTTTCCTTTGCCCATGTCCAAACAAACTGACCGTTAGTTTGAACCCATATTAAAGCTTGCCCCATTAAGAACAAAACTATTCCTATAATTAATTTACCCATATTTTATCCAATATACGAATTTCCATATTATAAACCAACTAATACTACAAATAAATTTAATTATTTCGTAAGGTATTTTTATGATCCAATATCCTAATCCTATTAATACTAATAATGCTATTATTTCCATAATTTTATTTTGTGACTCCGGAGGGATTCGAACCCCCAACCAGCAGAGCCGAAATCTGCCATTCTATCCAGTTGAACTACGGAGCCATGTCCTCGAGGCCTCAGTTACGACTTTTACTTTGGCAGCCTCACCCAAAACATCTCTTAATTGATTCAAACACGTCTGCTTTATCCTTTCTTAAAAGTTCTAGTAAGTACTTTTTATGGTAGCCCGACGGGGAATCGAACCCCGGTTACCAGGATGAAAACCTGGCGTCCTAACCACTAGACGACCGGGCCTAGTTTGTGGAGAAGGTGGGACTCGAACCCACGACTTCTACAGTGCAAGTGTAGCGCTCTAGCCAACTGAGCTACATCCCCTATTACAAACATAATTTTTCTTTTAAACGTTTAACATGCTTACATTCCTGAAATCTTCGAAACGTTGCTGCTGGACATTCACAACTAAAATGATCGTTATGAGTTCTAACCACATTATAGTATTTTAACTTACCTGTCTTTTTATCACGTGAGCCCATCTCACTATATGTATGTGTCCATTTATCCATTAACCAATAACCTGTTCGTTAAACCACTGATCCATTGCATCATCTTCATGAAAAGATATACATACCATATGTATTTTAACAAAATCAACAATCTTTTTACCAAACCTACTAGTAGGATCAATATCATGACCAGTTACACCAAATGTAGTTATTGTCCATATATCACCCTTAGGACCGTCTATGACACTAACTCGATATTGAACCATCTCACCATCTGCATCATCTAGCTGAACATCATGAACCATACCTAATACTTCTGGATTAGGATCAGGGGTTGTAGCATATAACTCTCTACTACTTAATATTTTGAATTTCGCTTTAGGCATATTACTGTATATTTTCTGATTCGTTAGCCCATTCCATATCTAAGTCTTTAGAACATGGTATCTGTAATTCGTCACATTCCATAGCGTCGAACTCGTCAGCAATCTTTTCAGTTATCTTGTTATCAATTTCTTGTAGTCTAGCAATTTCAGTTTGCAATTCTTTTAATCTAGTTTCAGTCATTTTTTAATTTTTATTTAGTACTATTAGGGTACTTTCCCTTTTATTTATACCTAAAGATAAGAAAAATATCTCAGGCTACCAACTGTTTTCACAGTTATTTTTAAACGTTTCTACCGTTTTCATATACATGTTTTACTGTAGGAAATCTTAAGGATATACCACCTTCCTGATTTTTAGTTTCTTCGAAGTATTGAACTGTAATAGTTTTACCAATAAGTTTTTCAGGATTAGCATGATATCTAATTCGCTGTTCTTGATTCCACCCTGAACCGACTGCTACTTCATAACCTTTATGAGTGATATAAGCTTGAGCTAGCATAGGAACAACAACCTCTTTCCCTTCTCTAATAACTCTATGTGTATCAAAATCTACACTTTCTACCTTATACTCTGCATCGAAAAACTTTTTGCATTTAAGTAAATTTTTCGATCTTTTACCTTCATAACCAGCATTGCGTCTCAACATGATACCTTCATAACCATTCTCATCTGCATCTGCTATCATGCCAGCTAACTGTTCGTCTGACTCTACTGGATGCTGTTCCAATAAACTTAAGGTATCAGTTTCAGTTAAATCGCAACCTTGCAAACTAGTATATCTATCCTCTAACGTTGCTGTACCTTGCTTGGTATCAAACTCTTCTAACGTTAAGTAATCAAATATAACATATTTAGGATTCTTGATAGTATGATTTTTTCGTTTAATCTCTTTCATTAAGCCTTGAAAATGTTCGTTACCGTTTTCATCCATAAGGCAAATCTCACCATCTAAAACAAAGTCACCAGGTATATAAGATACTTCTCTAATCACTTTAGCTAGAGTTGTAAATTCATTACCTTGTCTGGAATAAGCAGTTATCTCGTCTTGCTCTTTTCTAATAATACACCTTACACCATCCAATTTTCTAGATGCTAACCATTCCTCGTTTTCAAAGTCACAAAATTTAGGTTCATA